GCCCGATACAGAACCGCCGCCGCCGCCGCCGCCCGTATCAGTACCGCCGCCTCCGGTATCCCTACCCCCCGTATCTCGGTACCCGGAATTGCTTCCGCCCGTAGCGGGGCCAAGCGAGGTAGGCGTAGGAGATGTTGGGCTGTACACGGGCGACGATACTGCGCCCGTATCTTGGTATTCCCTGCCGAAGTCCCTACCTTGGTACTCTGTGCTGCCCCCGTCCAGCGCAGGGAGGTCTGTGCCGACGACATTCCCCGGACCGGATACAGGAGAAGCAAGGGCTCCACTACGCTGGAACCCCGGCGCGTCTTCTGTTGAAGAACCCATAAGTCCTTGGTTCGCCCAGCCTAGGGCTCGGGCTGTCATACTGCCGGGGTCTGTATTTCTTCCGATAATGCCCTCCCCCTTCATGGCGTCGTACGCTGTACGTCCAATGCCCATCGCCAAACCGACTGGGCCGCCTACAAGACTTCCAGCGCCGACCATCGCCTTGCCGTAGTTCTGGGCACCGATATCTGAGGCAATACCGGCCAACTTACCGGCGGTGCCTACCCCCTGCGAGACTCCATACAGCCCAGCGTCCCGCGTGCCGATAGCAACGGGGGCCAGCACCGTGGAAAGACCCGAGGCTAGTCGGGAAAAGTCCTGCAAAGTGCCGGGCGAACTAGGAGCGGTCTGGACAAACCCGGCACCGGGTGTCTGGGCATCGCTGCTGAGTGTGTCTAGCCCGGGGGTAATGTTCCTAGATGCTTCACCAGAGGAACCCCCCAACCGGCCGCCTGAGGGCACGGTTGGTTCCGAGGGTAGCATCGTAGGTGTAGGAGTAGGTGTAGTTTCCGCGGTGGGTATCGACACAGGGGGCGTGCGGGGAGTAAAAAACCCCCCAGTACGGTTGTCTGGTGCGCGTGCCCCACCCAGAGATTTACGTGTTTTCTGTGTTGCCATATTACCGCCTCATGTTTTCAAGGAGCGCATTGAACGCATTCTGTATTTTAGCCACGTCAGCGGCTAACTGCTGCACATCGTTGAGCAGTTTGTAGTAGTCCGCCAGAGTTGGAGAGCCATTCGCCGCCAACTGCGTGGTGTTGTAGTTGGCATCGCCCCGGGCAGATACCTGTGTCATCACCTGCAGATTCTGCGGAGTCACCCCCAAAGTATCATTCGAGATGCTGCGCCCGGGGCCTCGCTGGCCCATCATGATTTCTATGTTCTCTTTGAACGCCGCCAACAGGTCATACTGCCACTGCGGAATCTTCTCATTGGGTATGGACGGTATGCCCTGAAACTTTGGCATTACACGCCCCGCAGGCCAGTAACAGTTTCGGCCAAGTGGATGGCCCGCACGCGCGCCGTGGTGGCGACGCGTACTTCAAACGTGTCGGACCTATACCCCGTGGGCAATCGGAATGGCTGGTCGTTCGTGATGATGTTGGTGTACACCAATTGCTTGTTCACGAAAAACTGGAACGTGGCGTTGAACTCCGGCACTGCTAGTGGTGTCAGCCGTGAGCCATCCAGCATTAGCTCGCTGACGTCATCCTCACCCATGGCGCCCCCTTCGGTGGCTGCCAAAAGTATCAGGGCGTTAGCTGCCACGATGGCCGCATTCTCGGCAATAAGGGCAGCCTCCCCCTCTGGGGTGGAGTAGTCCGCAATGACGCGCGCCGCGCCAAAGTTGACAAACTGCTTGGTGGTGAATACTTTTGATTTCCAATCCAGTGTCGTTGGTCCCACGTTGGGCGAATTCCACAGATGCACTTTGCCGCTGTCCACGTAATAGAACGCGTCGGTAGCGGGCAGGTAATACGCAGCGGTGAAAATCACGTCGGAGCGAACGAGGTGGCCGCCCACTTGGTCATTGCGCTCGAACAGGAAAGTGTTGGTGCTGTCAGAGCCGAAGTACCGGCCCCGGTAGTATTTCCCAATCACGCCAGTCGGCGTAACCGCTTGTGGCCAAGTAGTCCAGCTATGGACGTTCTTGGTAATGTAGTCGGTGCCAATAGTTGTGGAATAGACCGCCATGCCGCCCGTCGAGGACCACATGACACCAAAGCCGATGTTGACGATGGACCGCTTGGACACGCAGGGCAGCACATAGTCGGTGCGGGCCAGTGAGACAGCTTCCGGGTTGTTGCCGTCCACCTTCCACGGTGTCCGGTCTGTCAGCACAATCAGCGTGGTGCCGAACGCGCCCAGACCCACGATGGTAGAGTCAATCTGCTGGCGGTACTTGATGGGCCACGCATGGGGTTTACCCGGCTCACAGAAGCACAGGGTATTCCCGAAGAACCCCACAATCATGGAATTGTGGATGGTCAGCATCCCGGACATCGTAGTCTCGGGCTGGTCATAGTCCAGCGACTCCAGCAGGGTATCTGCGTCGAGCGTGGAAACGTCTATGTCGTCAACGAAGGAGGTAGTCCCCAACGTGACTTCCCCGACCCGGTAGTATTCCGTTCCGCTGACGCCCAGCACGGTGCGATAAATGCGCACTTTCATGTCGGTCGTCTGGTAGCCGGTACCGTGTCCCCATGCAGCGGGCAGCCCGGTGACGGTGACGGTCTGGCCTTCTTTCACGAACACTGCGGCGCTGGGCTCGGACGGAACGGATTCCTCTTCCCACGCGGTGTAGTAGGTGAACGCGTAGGTGCGTGGTTCGATGGTGCCTGCGAGATTCACACGCCCGGCGGTATCCGCAGTAGCCGTTTCCGCAGCGCCAAAGGTGAAGTAGGTGAACGTGGTGGAATTGACTACAGTGACCGGGGCATTGGTCAAGTTGTATCCAGTGCCGCCGAATAGCGTTGTGGTAACGTAGTCACCCGTGGTGAGCCCGTGTGCTGCGGACGTTACGATGGTGGCCGTGCCGCCAGCATCGCGCGCGCGGGTACTGGAATTTTTTTCCGCAAACGCGGTTGCCGTCGCAATCGGCGTAGCTGCTGGCAGGGGCAGGCCCAGTGTGTAGCTGGTCGTCGGAAACCCGGTGCCCGACGTGGCCATGGTGAAGTTCGTGACTTTCGGCACGCCGTCGCCTGTGTAGTAAATGCGCTGGGTGTTGTCACCCTCGATCTGGGCGGTGGCCACATCCACGTCGGTAATCCAGTGGAGCCACTTGAGGCTGCCGTCGCCGGGGTCCGTCATTGGGTAAATGGTCTTGACCGTGCCGACCTTGTCCAGTGTGGCCACCTCTTCATTGCGCCGGTACGGCAGCAAGTCCCCCGATGACAAGTCGAGGTTGAAGGCGTACTGCGCTACCGTTTCTGGTAACAGTTCAGGGCTGATCTTGGGAGCCTCGCCCAAGAACCGAACAATTTTTAGTGCAGTACCGGCCATATCAGCACTTCCAAGCCTTGAGGGCCAACGCCTTGCGCGTAGGTTCACCCTTCTCGTCTGTCATCGGACCTTTGACCCCGCCCATACGTGCGCAGAACGAGGCTTTGCGTCCTGCGTCTGCCTTGGTCTTGGGGCTAGGCGCAGGGGGTTTCAGGTTGGCACCTTCGGTGCGCTTGTAGTGCGCACGTCCGGCAGCGTTGAGCCCGCCCTTCGGGTCTTGGAAAGCCTTTTTTGGCATGGCTACTTCACCTTGCCGCCGCACATGTACGGTGTGGACTTGGGGGTCATCTTCACCATGCCGCCGTTTTTGTACTTCAGGGAGGCGTCGTACGCTTTGGTGTTAGCCTTCTGCATCTTGATGTCGGCAGCTTCGGCGCGGGCAGCGCGTTCAGCCTTGTCCATCGGAGCGGATGCGGCTTTGCGAGGAACGGGGGGAATGAGGGGTTTCTTTTCCACGGGGTTCTCCTTACTTCTTGCCGAACTTGGGGGCCATTTTGGAGGTGGATTTGCCGCCCTCGGCCTTTTCGCCCTTGGCGTAGGCCGCCTTGCCCATTTTCTTTTCCGCGGCTTCTTCCTTCTTGGACTCTTTGCCCTTGAACAGGAACGCGGGTTTTTTCGATGTCGCCATGTGAATCTCCAAACAGGTTGTGGTAGCAGAGATTCTACCGGGGCTGCGCCGCCTTGTCTCTAAACTTTCCGCTCGAAGTGCGGCGCGTCAACAAATCGGCTTTTGCCAGAGTCCACCAGCCCACGCCAGTTGCCGCCCCAGCGATTCAGCGGGTCGCGGGCTTCCCACCAGTCACCCAACGGCTTGATCTGCGCCCGGGTGCACACGTTGCCCCCGATAAGCAGAACCAAATCCACAGCGCACTTTTTAATGTGGGCGGAATCCATGGTCTTGCTGCGCCCAGTGCGGACGTAAATTTCTTGCATCTCCAGAGGGCGTTGCACCTCCCCGAGGCGCACGGCGTAGCCCATGGCCCATGCCTGTTGCACTAGCGCAACCATGTCGCGCGCGAAGGCTTCTTGGTGCTCGCCGAGGGTCATTTCATACCCCCAGCCATGCGGGCCAGACTGTCCGTCTTTTCCTTGGAGCCGCTGGAACTGCCCCGGTGGTAATTCAGGATCGTGCCGCACATGGTCACCAGCGAGCCGAAGGCGGCGTAGGCCAGTTCCTTATTTTCCGCTGGGATGGCGTGGAAGAACAGCAGTGCCGCGAGCCCGACAGTGGCCGACACAATGATGCCGTCCAGCACGTAGGGGAAGTTTTTGGCCGCCCAAGAGGCTTGAGTGCTTTCTTGGATGCGTGTGTTGGAGTCCCGGGCGCCCTGTGTGTTGGCGATGTCCAGCTTGCGGGCTTCCAGCGCGTTGGTGAGCAGAAACTCCTCGTGGTCAAGTTCCATCTGCCGAAGCTGCTGAAGCCCTTCGGGGGTCTGGGTCAGCGCCTCAAGGTCCACCCCCAATTTATCCTCGATGGCCTCTTTGCCCTTGGCGAGCACTGCATTGCCCAGCAGCCCGAGACCCTGTGCCAGCAGCGTTGCTACGAATGGGGGGATCATTTGTCAGCCTTTCCAGCGAGGCCGGTGTGGATGGCATGCATTAGTTCGATATGCCGCTGCGTGCTTTGCTGGGAGTGGGTAGTGAGTGCGTCGCGGAAGGCAGCCCGGTCCTTTTCTGCGTTCTCGAACAGCTTCTCAATGTGCGTGTCTAGCCTGTCAATGCGTTTGCCGTGCTCAGTGCGGACCCCATCGACCTTCTCGTCCACATGCACCATTACTTTGTCATTCAGGGTAGAGTACCCGCTCGACTGGTTGACCCTCAAAGTTTCCTGTGTAGATCGCAGCATGTCGTGCTCCTTCTCATTGCGGTTCCATGCCCAAGCGATAAGGCCCATCACAGGTGCCCACAGCCATTTCAGAATGAAGTCGAATATGTCGTTATCTGGTGGAGTCACAGTACGGCCTTGATGTGTGGGGATTTGGTAGCCCGATTGATTTTTAATGCAATCTGGCGCATGAGATTGTAGTCTGGATGCGCGGCATTGTCTGGGTGCGCGAGGCGCTCCAGCGTGTGGCTTATCGTAACCTCACCCGCCTTCGGCCAGCCCGCCACCAGCGCCCATGTGGTGTGGGCAATGAGGATGTCCACGAACCAAGCACCGATGGCTACAGGGGCCAAGTACCAGTATCGCTTGGGGTCGTCTGCACAGGCCACGGCAGGGCGGAGGAGCAGGATCAGCAGGTCAATCACAGTTGCGCCCTCAGTGCTGCGGCCTCGGCCTCTACCGCAGCCACCTTTGCCACGCCGGGGATTTTTGTCAGGTCTACCGCTCCATCGGTAACAGCCTCAAAAGCCGCAGCCATGAGCAAAATAGTCTCACGCAGGCTGCGCTGGCTGAGTGCGTTGTCGGCATCCAGTTGGGCAAGCTGTTGCGCTATCGTGGGGGGCACGGGTGCGGGGATGGCTGCAAGGCGCAGGGCCTCGGCTTCTTCGGCTGTGATTTGGATGGAGCCAGCAGGAAGTAGGTACTCAAACTCCGCAGAGTCGAGGCTGTGGATGGAGTTGTCGGGGGCTTTGTATTGCATGATTTTTCCTTTAACGAAGTTCGACCCAGGTGTTCAGCGTACTACCGCCAGTGCTTTGGTTAGCTGCATAGCTTGCCCCCGCAGGAATTAAGGCAGTTGCCATTGCCTGCCCACCAACTTGCGGCTGTACGCCCGGGACAGTGATGGCGCCGTTGATAACGATTGACGATATGTTTGCTGCGCCATTGGTGGCCGAATAACAAACCACGATGGGCCTCCCCGTGGTGTTGTAGTAGGTTGTAGCCAGAGCACGACTTCCGACAACATTCTGCCAAGTCTGCCCGTATCCCAGCGACGACATAGCCGCCAGAGCCTGCCCGCCGTAGCCTTGCTGCTTCGCAATGGTTCCCCAGCCGACTGCCGTGGTGAACGGCACATCCACAAAACCAACCACCCGGTAAGCCACGCTTGTTCGGGCTGTGGTGGATTTGATTTGGATTGCCGTAGTCGCTGCGGTGACCGTGGTGATAATGCCCGTCTCATCCAGCGACACGCCGCCCGACAAATTGGACGCCGCGAGCTCAATCGTTCCCACGTTGTTGATCGCCAAGATTGCAATGCGCTGAGTGCCTGCTGCCGTGACTGCGCCAAACGAATCAGTCGCTGCAATGACCAGATTGGCCGGTGTTCCTGTAACCGTAGTGACCGTGCCACTTGTCAGCGTGGTGCTGCGGAAATCCAACGATAAGGCCGATGCGCTGATCGTGATGGCGTTGCTTGCAACCGATGCGCTGATGGGCTGAATTTGTACGCTTGCCGCAGAACCCCAAGTGGGCGGTGCATCGCCATTCGACTTCAGTACCTGCCCGGCCGTTCCGTAGTTGGCCCCGCCAATGCCCCAAGCCCCTGTAGTATTAATCCGAAACCTCTCCGAGCCGTTCGTGTAAAACGCCATGGGGAGGTAAGTGCCGGTCCCGATAATTCCCGCCTCAAGAGTCGATAGCGTTCCGTTAACGCCGACATATGTGTATGAAGCGTTTGTCGCCCCGGAGGAGTTCAGAAACATTGCCCCGGCCGTCGGGCTCGTCCCGTTTGGGATAATCCCTACTTGTGTGTATCCATTTAGGGTGCTGCTCTGAAAACTCACCCGATTGGCGATTGTCGCGTTGGTAAAGTCGCCGATGATGCGGTTGCCGACATCCGTAAAGATTAGGTCTTCCGGGTATGTTCCGGCCACTGCTGCGGCCATGACATCTGTAATCGCGGCCGCATTAAATCGCAGTGCGAAGGTATCCCCAGCGTTCCACGCCGATGCAGTGGTACCATCTTGCGCGCGCGTAACTGTGAGGGTATCCCCTGTGCGCGCGGTAACTTTTACAATCTCCCGTACCAGCGCAGCGTTCTCAAGCGTGGCGTAAAAATACTGCCCTGCGATGAGCGCAGGGAACAATGCCCCCGATGCGCCCGTTATGGTGATGGTCGTAGAACCAGTGGTGATACCCACCGTCAACTTGGAACGCGCGAAGTTGGTGAATTTAATATTTGCCATGTGTTACCTTACGCGAGCGGCCGCATTTGCACGGCTTGACTATCAGTATTGTATTCTTGCCCAGCCCGGATTGTGGCTTGAGAAAGCAGGTATGTCCACTGCTTACCGTGGTAATCCGCCAGTTTGGGGTTAGACCAACTACGTTCCGGCATGGCCATCAACTCATGCAGGGTGCTGTGAAACAATTCGCGCTGGAACTCGGCATAGAGCCACGTTGGCAATTCGGTCGCTGTAGTCGTCGGGCGCATGTACGCCTTGATGTAGACATCCCCAGCGAGGTCAGGAACCGGCACAAGCGAGGCGTAGCCAGTCATGTTGGTGGTAATGAACTGCGGCCGCCCAGCGTCGTCCTGCGGCCACGACGGATGCCCTGCGCGCACGGCCTTGTATGGCTTCCATGTGATGGGAGTCTTGTCCCCTTCGGAGTCAAGTAGGTACGCATCAAAAATGTCGATTACCTCGGCATAGCTCACGTCGGGGACAAGCGCGTACGTCGGCTCGGCGACCACCATGGCGATGGGGATTAGGTCCAGCGTCCATACCCTCCCGCGCTGGCACAGGTCGATGGCCATTTTGCGCACTGTGCGCTCGATAGCAAGGTCTGGGCAGCCGGGCAAGAACGCAGAAATCTCCGGCACCATGGCCGAGAAGACGGTGGTGGGTACCGTCGTTACGAGGGGGGTAAGGATGATGGGCACGTTACTTCTCGCTCAGAGGTTGAGTGGTCACAATGCGCAGAACAGTGACGATAACGGAGATACCGATGCCCACATACATCTGGTGCAAAGGCGTCAGCGGGAGCAGGCCGATGTAACCCTGCGCCACAGAAAGTGCAGCCAAGATGATTGCGAACCAGACGGTTTTGGATTTGAGGATTTGCAGGTACATAATCTTCCTTGATTACAGTTGTGGTTACACATAGTGGGATACAACGATGCTCATGGTTGATCCTTAGACTGAGGTTACAGTTTCCCAAGCCGTTGCACCGCCAATGCGCAACTTGTTCAGCGTGGTGTCAAAGTACATAGCGCCTTTGACGTAAGCCGGGGCTGCGGCTGTAGTAGCAGAAAACAACTGCAATGAACCGCTTGCATTTATTGATAGGGTTTGCTTGAATGTGATTGCATTTCCTGCTGTGCCACTTGGGGCCGTGTACCAATTGTGGCTTCCCGACCCCTGTAAATACAGAGTCGCAAATGTTGACGCCTTGTATAGAAAATTTGTATTGTCTGCATAGGCGTTTGAAGTGCTAAATAGCTGGTTCGAATAGGAAGCAATCCCCGAGTTGCCGCCGAAATCTATTGCTTTGTAGTTACTCCCCCAAGCACTAGGCACAGTACCAATGCCAAGATTGCCGGAGGTGTCTAGGGTTGCGGCTACCGTGCCGCCAATGTAAACATTCAGTGGAGCCGCCGCCCCGCCTGTTGTTGATGCTTGTATGTAAGGGGTTGTCCCACCAGCCACACCAGAAACAAGCTGAAAGCCTCCGGTTTGCGTTGCAATTGCGCCCGCAGAGGTGATTGATGTGGACGCACTAAGCGCAGTAAACGCACCTGTGCTACTGTTTTTCCATAGCCCGGTAGCCGATTCGTACTGCAGATGCTGCTTATCCGCTGGCGCGGTTATCAGCACATCGTGTAGCTCGCCGATCTCGAATCCATTCTGGACGTGCACGAATATAGAGCCGTTGCTGTGGTTGCTGATCACGCACCAGCCCAGAAGCACCCCGTGGTTGGGCGCCGTAGGTCGTACGTTGGTAACCGCGCCTGCCGTCGATGCAGACAGCCACAGGGAATCACCCTCGCTAAACGCCGAGGTATTTACGTCGCGCACCAGCCCGGAGGTAGTGACGAACCCCTCCGCATTATTGGCGATAGGTTCCGTGACAATGGCGAAGGTGCGGCTCGATGTGGCATCCGTGGTAGCCAAAGCCAGCGCCGCGCTCAGGCGTTGTCCCTGCGCCCCGACGACGTAGACGGCCTGCATCTCGGTAAACGCCACTCCAGTCTTGTTTACAACTCGTGCGACGTTCTCCTGCCCCACCTGCAACGTGACATTGCCGCCCTTCAGGCGCAAATCCGCGGTACCGTCCGTGTCGTTCCATGTGAACCGCCCTACTGCGTTGGCCGCCGGGGCACCCGTGGAAAGCTGCACCCCAGTAAACCCGCCCAAGGCCGGAGTCGTGCCCCCGATGGGAGTGCTATCCAGGGTACATAGGGTAATCCCTACCCCGGTGATGCCGTCGTCCACCAAATCCGTGGGGTCTTCAAAAAGGACATCGGAAATTACCACGGTGGTATACCCAGCCTTGGACACAGTGATGTCGTACCGACCGTCCGCCGCGTAAAACTCAATCAGGCCAGTGGTAGTGCTCTGGAAGGGGTTTGCCTTGGCTGCGCCAGCGTTGGTGCTGTATAGCGTTGCTACCGTGGCTGTGCCAGCGAGCGTGACGGTGACGGTGGCGGTGGACAATACCTCCAGCGCACTGCCATTGGTCGTGGCTATGGAGGCAGAATATTTTTTCATTGAATTACCTCTTCAGGGGGCAGCCCAGCGGTGCCCACGTCCGTAATACGGCGGGAAGTCAGGCCCGCGGACAGGCCGGACATGAACGAGTCTTGGCGCATTTTGGCGCTACCGGATTCCACGTGCTCGGCGTCGATGGACTCCATGAGCCATACCGTACCGTCTGTGATGACGGGGGAGTACACGTCCTGCAGCACAACAGTGTCGAGGTAAGTCAGTGTGGCTGGGCAGCGCGCATATGTGATGGTAAGTGTGTCGGCCGTTGTGGCCGCTGGGTACACGTAGAAACGGTTGGGGTCGCGCGGGTAGCGCATCCAGTTGACCGCTGGCCCGGGCGCGAGGGCTTCCCACGTAGGCGCCATCATGTCCAGCACCTCTTGGGATACTTCCTTGAGTGCCCGGCCGTTCGTGTTGGACAGCGCATCCAGAACGCGAATGGAGTCCGCGGGGGCAGTCTGTAGGCTGCCCGCTACACACGTGAGGGATTCCACAACCACAAACAAGTCGGGGCGCAGGATGGCCGCGCGGCGCATGACTTGGTTCAGCTTGCGGACAATGAATTCGTCGCTGTATCGATAGGGGACCATTGCGTCCTGTATCTCATCACGAACATCCGCGACAATCTCAGCGACGGTGAAACTCATGGCAGGCCCCGGCTCGCGTCTTCAGACAGCGCGTCAGCGTCAACAGCAACGACTTCCGCCTTGGGCTTCGCCCGGCGAGGTGCGCGGACCTCAGAGTCAGGGATTACCCGGGCCTCCACATTGATAATTTCCTCGAAGTCCGGGCGTTGCGCAAATACGTCTTGGTAGACGTACAGGACGCCGGAGGGGATGTGTCGAAGCATTCGGTCAGCCATGCGGGTCTCCAAAAGAAAAGGGGTGCCGTTGGGCACCCCTTTATTCTACGCCGGTTTTACGCGATTAGGTAGCAGAGGCAGCTTCCAAGATGCGGCCGAACACGCGGACGCGATAGCGACCAACGCCAGCGCCGACAGTGCCGAACTGTACCTTGATGAAGCCAGAGGCCGTGGTGTTGATCAGCGAGTTGGCAGCAGTGGCCAACTTCACCAACTTGGTACCAGCAGCGGCGTCGCCAGCCCATGCGGTCAGGCCAGTGACGGCCGTACCAGCAGCAGCAGCAGCGCCCAGAGTGACCGCGAGGGTCACGGTAGCTGTACCAGCCCTGACGGTGGTAACCGCAGCGCCGTCGATCACCACGCCAGCGAAGGCGGGGAACTCGAACATGTCCACGGTGTCAGTCGCCACGGTCGAACGCTTGCTGCCGTCAAACTCATACTCGACGTAGAAAGCGCCGGGAGTGCCCTCGAAGTCGGTGCCAGCGGGGTTGATGCCCACGGTGCGCAGTTGCGCGATTGTGTAATTTGCCATGATGATTCCTTGAAACGTTAAAACATATCCGGCCAAAACCGGTTGGACTTAGACATATTAGCCTTCGCCGGGATTGCACGCAAGTTTTCCTCTGTATGCAATCCGCACACCCTATTGCTCTTTAGAGGAACAACGTGGTCTATGTGAAAAACCCCTCGAACTTCGCGGCGGCTCAGGTCCGAAGTTTCCACATACAGCAACTCAATGAACTCTAGATCGGCCCAGCTAGGCGTAGCCCGCAGCTTGTTGACCCGTCGAAGTCCCACCTTGGCGTTTACCAAGCCGGGGTTCTCCCGTTGCCAACGGTTTGCGTTTTCCACTCGGGTCGCGCGGTGCGCGTCGTAATACTTCTTGCGCCACGCAGCAAGCCGGACTGGATCGCTTTTGTGGTTACGCGTAGTAGCCGCGCGCCGCGTTGCTCGCAAGCGTACACAAACCTCCACCATGCAAGGCTTGCAGTATGCGGCGAGCCCTCCGGGGCAGGCCGCGTTCTTGTGGAACTCGCTAGCTGGGTGACAAACCTTGCAGCCGGAGCATACCTTATGGGCCATGGGGGGCGTTGCAGCAGCTCGGCGCTTCTTGCTCGCTTTCTCCATGGCCTTAGAGCACGCTCTACATGCGGAGGACAGCCCGTCCGGGGCAGAAGTCTTTTTATAGAACTCCACCCCGGATTTAGACTCCCCGCAACGGCTGCACGGCTTGTTCATATAGGTCATTGACGGATGTATAACCTTGCCAGAGCCTCACCCTTGACCACTTTGTAGCCGTACACCTGCAGGCCGCGGATGATGTTTCCGAAGGTGGATTCAGCACGGAGGCTTTCCATCTCGGTCATCTGCGAAGCGAATGTCAGACCCATCTTGTGGCCAGCAATGACGCTGAAGCACTTGAAGGTGGAATCGGTCACGCTGTTCAGGTTGTGACTGGTGTACAGGGTGAAGCGGTCGATCATGCCCAGACGACCATTGCGCAGAACAGAAGAACTGTCGCCGGTCAGGGAAGCGTCCTTCAGGTCGGACTTCTTGATCATGCCTGCCATCCACGCAGGGATAACCATGAAGCGGCCCGACTCAGGGCAGTTGGCTTCGTCCAACACGGTACCAGCGTCCACCAACAAGTCCAACACGTTGGTCTTGGTCACTTGGATAGGGGAACCAGTGGCGCCGAGGTTGATCGACTGGCTGATACGGCCTGCGGCAGCGCCGAGGTTGGTCGCAGCGATATCGGGCAACATGCCGGTCAGGATTTTGCTGTCGATCTGAATTTTCATCTTTTCAGATGCGTCCTTCGACCAGCCATCCATCAAGGCGATGTCCGATTGCACTTTGTCCACGTCGTCTTCGACGCAAGCGAAGTATTCGCCTTGGTCGATTTCCAGCGTGATCTTTGGCTTGTCAGGGCGCTCGACGGTCAGGTTCATACCTTTTTGGTATGGGCGGATGGTGACTTCAGGGGTCAGACGAATCTGAACCTTGTCGCCGTGGGCCTTGATCTCGCCTTCGTAGTCAGTGTTCGAGATTGCTGCGAGCACAGTGGCGTCGTAGAAGTTCTCGATCAGTTTGGAAGACCAGATTTCTGGGATGAAATTACCGGCATAGTTTGCACCGCCGGCTGCTACAGGAAATGGCATCTGAATTACCTCTTAAAAAGTTATGCGGCGCGTTGGACAACACGTCCTTCGCGCTGGGCCAGAAAAATGTCACGCTCGATTGCTGTCGCCTCGGCGGCACGGTCCTTGTACACGCCGCGCAGCTTGTCCCGATAGAACGCTGCGATGTCGGCTGGGGTGTACTGCTTCTCAGCTTTCTGCGAAGGGGCTGCAGTCGATGCGGATGCACGACCGGGGGCCACCTGCTTTTCGAGCTTCGAGGCATTGGACGGAACTGCCGGAGCGGCCGCTACAGGCGCGGTTTGAACTCCTGATTCACGTTTCCATGCTTGGAAAATGCTCACAACACGTTGGAGGTCTAGTGCCTGTTCAGCATCCGCGAGATAGGTCTGGCGCTGGAGTCCAGTCATATCGTCGGGGGTCAGTAGCCAATCGTGGAACCGGGGATCATCGTTGATACGAGTCCAATCCGGTACCGCACGTGTCAGCTTGTCCGCGAACGATTGCTCGGCCGTGGCTTGCTGGTTGGCTACGACACGCTGCACGGTGGGGGCCATGCCTTGCAACTGCTCTATCCGACGGTTCAAATCGTGCAGGGCCTGCACGATAGGAGCTATCTCTTCCCGCGTCACGCGCCGGGCAAAGTCCACCATCTCCGAGCCGTACTCGGTGACATCGGTGTCCGTTACCAAACGGGATTGGGTGTGCTGCGCTTGTGGCGCAACAGAAGCGTTCTGCAAAGAGGCGACCAGTTGCTCAAGGTTGGCAGTTCGTGCTTCGGATTCTTGCAACTTGCGGTTGACCGCGTTGACAATTCCTTGCTGCGAACGCCAGCGCTGGGCGTACGTGGGGCTGTTTTCGTCCTCCGCCGGGGTGGCGGTTTCTCCCTGCATGCGCGCAGGCTCTTGTTGCGTGGCAGCAACGGCTGCAAGTTCGGGATCGGCTTGCGCCGGAGCGGAACCTTCGACTTCGGTAGGGGCTACTGGGTCAGCGGTTCCGGCGTCAGGGCCGTAGTGCTGCTCAATAATCGCCTTGGCGTCGTCAACTTGCTTCTGGATTTGCGCGGGGAGTGTCATTTTGTGTCCTTGCTCACTTGCTAAGGGGAAAGTCAGGGCCTAAGCTGCTGCAGAAATTCTGTCAGCATTTGCACCCGGCCTTTAAGGGTGCAGAAATTGTCGTTGTTCGTCCGGGCCATAGCCTCTAGTTCCGCCTGACGCAAGCGAGCCACTAACTCGACAAACTGTCGGTTGTGCTGGCCTACCTGCGCAAAAAGCGCAGCATCGTCAGGGGCGAGAAGCATGGCTGGTTACGAACCCTTGATAACCAAGAAGGTGTACGTGCCCGCAGTGGGGGTCAGCGGACCTGCAGTGGGATTCACGAACGTCAGGCGCAGGGTGTTGGCAGCCGATACTTCGGCGCCAGTCAGCGCTGCGGCTGTGGTATTTGGGTTGGACAACGGGATCACAGAATCGCCGACGTTCAGGCCCGCGACGGTCAACGTCTGCTTGGCGGCCACAATAGTTGCGACGGCAGCAGGGGTCAACGAGAGCGATACCAGCGAACCTGCGGCAACCGAAGTCACGGTAGGCATGTTGATCTGGGTAGCCAAAAGGTTTTCACGGGACATAACGATCTCCAAAAATATAACGTAAATGTACTACTTCAACGTCGCCTGTCAATAGTAACACGAACCACAGCAGCAACTTCGGCGTCAGATAAATTACGAATACCCCGCGCAATGGCTGGCGCGTGCGCAGAAAAGGACGTGAACGGTGCCAAAGAAACCCGCCCGGCGGCCACAGACGCGGGACGGTTCCCCGACGTACGGGCTCGGAGGTGGGCACAAGTGCCCGTGGCCCCTCCGGCGGCGGCTGGGGGCGTAGCGCGGGTGCGCGTTACACACCCCACTACTGTCATAGCTGCATAACCCTTGGCCCGGAGTGCGCGCACCTTGGTTCCCGCCCGGCCAGACCAAAGCACGGCGGCGCCCGGCGCTGCGACGACCTCTGGAATAACTGTGGCGCCCCGGCCTGTGGCAGGCCGCGCGTGCGTGAGCGCCTTGGCGGACAGGGCTGTGGCCCGCCCGTCCTTGATGCGCTGCAGTTTGAGGGTGTTGGTAGACTTGGGGCGCCGGGTGACGCCGCCTGCGGCTATGAGCAGTGATCGCAGAAGCAGAAGCATGGTTTACTTCAGCGCTAGAAATTTAGAAGCCGTGAGCGCAGTGTCAAGTTTAGCGGCCCGTGCGCTGGTGTAGCCTTGTGCGGTCATGCCAGACTGCACGGCAGCAGGGATGTCTGTGATGTCTCCCGTAATCACCGGCGATGCTGTGCTAACGACGCTGGTGTAGACCTTGCCCGCAAATAGCGTAATCGACCCGCCGCCCGAGGTGCTAGATACCAGTGGTGTAGCGTTGTCATCACGGTAAAGCCTGTGCCCGCCCGTGAACTCGACGCCCGTTGCCGATATATTGTCGAGCTTGAGATTGAGGATGGCCGTTATCACGCGGAAGTTGGCCGCATCCTCGGCCACGATGCCTCCGAACCAGTTGCGGATGCCGCTCTCTGTCGTTGTCGTGTAGACAAACCATGAGTACAGCCGATCTGCGGAAGTCTGCCCATTGGGGTCGCTAATGTCCACCTGCACATTGGGGTAGTCAGGAACAAACTCGGTCACCGTAGAGCCGTCCACGCCGATGCCTGCGTACACCGTGTCGTCCTGCTGCGTGACCAGAGCCGACCAGCCAGTGGAACCAACGATGACCTGTGTGGAAAATGGTAGCTTTGCACTTGTGCCGCTTTGCCATGTGACGGTGATCGTCAGCGTGTTGCCTGTGGTGTAGCCAGTGCCGTCGTTGTAGGTGGCGCTGTAGCTGGTGCCAGCGACGATCTGGTTGACCACTTCGGTAGCCGTGGTGTTGTTGTAGACCCGCAGGCGCGAGCCAGCCGTAATGCCGGTGATGCTGACGGTCTTAGGCGGGACAATCGTACCGTTAGCGTCAGTGCGCGTGCCCACGAACTGCGCGCCGTTGGCGAGCGTAATCAGCCCGGTGGTCGTCATGTCCCCGGTGTAGGTGCTGGCCTTGATGGTGACGGTGTTGCCTGCCAGCGAGAACACGCTTGCAGCCGTAGCGTCGATGGTGATGTTGTAGCTGCCAGCGTTTATCAGGGTGCCGGCGCGGGTGAGCGAATTGTCGGTTTTGATGTTCGCTGCTAGGCTCAGGAAATACTGATAGTAATCGTACAACTTCGCGCTGGTTTCGAGCGTGGTGTATCCGGAAACCGTTGCGGCGTTTGTTTGCGTAATGGCGGTGTCCGCCAGCATGAACATCGTCTCGGTTGAGTTGTTCGTGTAGTTGCGCGCGCCGCCAGCCTCCATAAACCCATAAAGCCGCGCACGAACTGTCCATGGTCCGTATTGCGTGGCTCCTGCTTGCTTGACCCTCTCCGCGACCACTAGGCCGGACTGCCCTGCAACCGCAGGGTGCGGGTTCACGTAGTTGCCACTCGCGTTTGTTGTGACCGTGAGACTATTTGTGGGCGTGCCGTCTGTTGCACTGACTCCTACAAACCACGCAGCGTTGCCTGCGGCGTTCCATAAGCCAACCACCGTCGATGCTGCTGCGCTGTTATCTGCGCGGCGAGTCTGCACATTAACAGTGCGCCCAGTGTAAAAGCCTGCTCCGGCTGGCGTTCCGGGATACCAATACGACGCTGCATATGTCGATGCAAATGCCGGTGCAGCGGTATTCCAAAAATACGCCCCCTCTTTTGTGGTGGAGGTCCAGACCCAGTAGGGTCGGCTAAATGTAGCGTCTTGCGGAATACCCTGAAATTCCAGCCCGAAATAATGCGAGTCGGCACCAGCCCCGTTGTCGCCAGAGATAATGAAAGAGTTTTCAATAAATGACAGGTTTGCAAGCGTGGGCGAGGCGGCGCTCTTTACCCAAAACGGTTTCGTGTTGAACGCGCAACGCTCAATTCGATCAGCCCCTCGTGCCACAACATAGACGTTGTTAAAGTAGCTGTCTCGTAAATCGAGCCCTTCAGATGTCACCAAGTCGTTGAAGCGGTAGTTACCATTGCCCGGAAGTGCCGCAACGTTAACGCGATACCATCGAACACGGCCAGCCAACCCCATGTCGTTGAATGTTCCGCTGGATAGTGCATAGGCAATTTCCACCGAACCACCCTGCGCCCCAATACCACTGGCAAACAGGCGGCCCTGCTGCCACAATGAACCAGCAGCAGTGGTCAGAATAAATAAGCTGACAGTGAATCGAACGTGTTCGTTTATAGACCCTATAAATCCTGCCGCAGATAGTGTTAGGTTGTATGGCACTAAATAAAAATTCGCGCTTGAAACTGTGACTCCGGCCAGAGCTGCATCCACATCGGCCCATGTGTACCCAATCGAAAACACGCTAGTGGCGTTTGGGGTGATGTCCCAGTTTGGTTCGACGGTCAGTGTCGTAGACGTAGCGGTACGAATGAAGCGCGACTGCCCTGCCCCGGTGCCGCCGGTAATCCAGACGATGCGGCCAGCCCACGCGCCAAAACCAGAACCAGTCAGCGTGTTCGCAGAACCGCCTGTGGCCGTGCCAGAGGCAACGCCGCTGTCAATAGTGATGGTTGAGCCGCTTAGAGTGATTGCCATATCACACCCCCCTTTCTGCGGTCAGTGCGAGTGCGTCA